GAAAATCGCCGGACAAAATCGAATATGACGGCCAGATGTTCCAGAAAACTTCTCCCCAATCTTCCCCGTGCAAAGACACAAATCCTGCGATGTCATATCGTTTAAGCACTGCCTCAATTTCGGCGCGCGCTTCCTTCAATTTTTTTTGCTTTTTGTCCATTTTCATCCTGTCTGCCTAACCCCACGTTCAACCCGGACGCGCTAAAGCGCGCGCCGGTTAATTCAATTGTTAGGCGTCTCCATCACGCGCACCAAATGAATCAATGTGCAATTATCACCGTCTGCCAAATGGCCATTCTCATCCAGTGTTTTCTGTATCGTTCCACGCAGACGTTCAATCTCATCTACGCGCAAATACCACTCGCGCTCATAATGCTCGGATTGTTCATTTGCCTTCTTCAGCACCTCGCGCATCCGGCCTATCTCGTCCAGTGCTTCAATCCCGTGTTTAAGTAACCGCTTCGCTACGTCCATGTCAACTGCCGATCCTTCATCGGCATCAGCTGCTTGCCGTTGCCACTTCTCTAGTTGCTGTCTCAGTTCCATGCTCTATCCTGCGTTCCAGCGGACTCGCCTTCGGCTCGCTCGCTGAACAACTCCTTGTTAGGCTGCACTACCTTGTCGCATACTTTCGCGGCTATCCACGCTAACCATTTAGGTGCTCCACTGACGCATAGATATGTTGATGGAACCACGGTTACGCCGTGCATTTCAATGCCAAATCCCTTCTTGTCGTCGCGTTCAGTTACCGAAAACACACATTCGTCCGTTTGCGGTATGTCGTAGAACGAGCAATTGTGGCATTCGCATTCAGACTGCCTTTCTACGTTCTCGAACGAAAAGCTAAAAACAAATCGTGCCGCCTTTCGCTCGCTATACGTTATCGCTTGCCTCTTTTGATCGTCCATGTTTCGATTTCCAAACCTTTCCACAACACCACAAAACACATCAATTCTTTGTCTGCCATCATCTATTCTTTCTGTGCCTAACACTACGATCAACCCGGACGCGCCAAAGCGCGGAGCCGCTTAATTCAAATGTTAGACCCCATATCTTATGGGGTTTGCATTGGCTCAATAATTCATTGCTTCGCGGATGTCTCCAATTTTCATTTCAAGTAACGGGCCGAGCGTACTTTTTGAGGCTTCAAGCCTATCTATTTCTGCTTGTAGTTGCCTTATTTTCAAGTCTATGTTTTCGCCCACAGTTAGATTAGCACGTTGCAAAACGGATTTTTCACTTTCGCATCCTACTAATTGATTTTCTCGATACATAATGGCTACTCCCACCGTCCTCAAAGGTGTCCGGCCTAACCCTACATTCCAGTGGGACCGCCTTCGGCAGCCCCTGAATTACTTGTTAGAGCGCATCCTGATTTCCGCGCCCATGACATTAAGTTGCCACGCAAATGCCTTGAGTTCGTCGGCGTAATCCAAGTCGCCACAAGAATCTGCCTCGGCTCCGATGGTCTTCGCCTTGTCCTTGCACATCTGGGCGCAAGCTTCACGTTCTTCGTCCACCAAAAAAGCTGCGTAGTTCCGCGCTTTCTCCGCCTCGGAAGCAGAGATCCCGAATTCCTCCGGGCCTATGTTGTCTTTTATTTTTGTGTCCATAGTTTAATCTCTCATTTCGCATTTCGTATGTTGCAAATAGTTTATATGATATGTAAAATTGTTTCAATAAATATCAAAACATTCTAAAATTTAAGCATGAACATACCAGATAGACACAAATACCAGACATTCGCTGGCCGCCTCCGGGAGCGTTTCGATGAAATAGAAAATTTGATCTCTCGCGGAATAAAACAGGAATACATTTTGGAACTTTTCAAGAATGAAGGTTTTGATATTTCGATGGGGGCGCTCAGATCAACAATTCACCGGATTAGGAAAGAACGCGCAAAATCGCAACTTGATTGCAATTAAATTGCAATTTATAATGCTGTAACGTAATCAATTCGCAATAATAATGCAATCATTTCGCAACAAATACAACAGAACTTTAACCGGAGTGATTCGAGATCGCTTAGAAGGCATTGAAGCGCGTCTAGAAATTGGTATCCGCCAGGAAACCATCATCGACGAACTACGTCTCGAAGGATTTCAAACGACTCCTGCGAGCTTTCGCAATCTCTTGGCCAAGGCCCGCAAATGGCGCAATGAAAAACAAGCCAAATCCCCGCCAAAACCGCCCCAGAATCGACCGCAGCCATTAAGGCAAGGTGTAGACATTACCGAGCCAGAAAAAACGCCTAAAAAGTGCGATTTCGCCAAACAACTGAACAGTTTCAATCTTGAGGATTTAATCAAATGAGCATTGAAGATTTCATATTCAAACAAACAGAGAACAGCTCCTGCGTCCATTTGACGCTGCAAGGCAAAGGTGGCGTCGGCAAGAGTTTCGTATCATCTCTTCTCGCGCAGTATTTCCAGCACCGGGGTGATGAACTGCGTTGCTTCGATACCGATCCGGTGAACAAAACGCTGACTCGGTTCCAGACGCTCAATGCAATTCCTGTGGATCTGATGAATGGCTCTGCCGTTGATGATCGCAAGTTTGACAATCTGATTGAGGAACTGATGGCATATGAAGGCCAGATCGTGATCGACAACGGCGCTTCAACCTTCATCCCGCTGAGCAGTTATCTTATCGAAAATGACGTGATTTCAATGCTGGCAGAGTCAGGTCGAGACGTGCATGTGCATTGCGTCATCAAAGGTGGACAGGATTTGCTGGACACAATGAGCGGATTCAAGGTGCTGGCAAATCAGCCGACAGTGGAAAGCATTGTCGTATGGCTCAACGAATATGCAGGACAGATCGAATATCAGGGAAAAAAGTTCGAGGAGATGAGTTTTTACCAGGATCACGCCGATAAAGTTGCCGGCATCATCCGCATCCCCGAGCGCAACCCGCAAACCTTCGGCACCGACATTCGCCTGATGGTCGAGCGCAACCTGACTTTTGCCGAGGCGCTGACCGATGCGGAATTCTCCATCATGGCCCGGCGCCGGTTAAAAATGATGCGCGATGATGTGTTTTTGCAGATTGACCGGATCGGGTTTTGACTAGAGTGATCCGTAACCCGTTAAAACCCATGCAGCGCCATCAAAGGTAATATCACACCATGTATTTGCCGCAAGAGCTTTTAATGGTCCAGTCCCGACATTCAAATTGAAGGCTCCGGCAGCCGGTCTTGCTATGCGGATAACGGTGCCGGCAGATACGTTATTATTAGTGATCACCGATCTGTCGGCTGTCAGCTCTGTGGCAAAAATTATTGTTGATGGGAAACCGGGTGAAGCTATATTGACATTGGTATTTCCCACTGTAACAGTCATTATTAACCGCCCAAACGGAAGCCATGTTCCGGGTGTTCCAGCCTCTACACAAATCCACCCAGCACCATAACCATAGGCTCCAGTGGAATTAAAGCAAACATCTCCGATATTCCAGGCAACAATTTGATTTCCGGCCCGAGCTGATGGTGACTGCGCCCCGAAGCTGACTTTTCTATTTCCTACTCCAATAAAATGTTGACTTGGATGAGAATCAACTCCACCACTACCGTTAAATCCCATTCCAAATGATATTTTTAATGCATTCGCATCCAGTGCTCCACCTTCAATTACGCTAACGCTATTTCTGTAAAAATTTATTGGCCTAGCAAGGCTATCGGCATTAAAAGTCAGGTATGAAGGTTGGTAATAGCTTTCGTGACTTTCTGAATCACCAACTGGAGAAGAATACTGTCTAGTAGAAATTACACCGGTTATATTATCAGCTCTTTCCCTGATATTAACGCCATTGGCTGGAACAATTCGACCAGTAAAGGCATTTCCAAGAAATGCTGGATTGTTGCAACCTTCTATGTCTGTTTCAAATACTCCGCCATGGGAACCATTCTCGACATAAATCGGGTAATCAAACGATTCCAGAGTACCGCCAAACATGCAAGTCCCAATTCCATTAGTGTTCGCATCCATGTAGATCCCGGCACTTCCTACAATCGGAGCTACTGAGTAGCCTCCGGCCCAAAAATTGTAGAATGAGACTGTTGTCCAAGTATCAGTTGCTAAATTAGTACCTTGCATGAGACAACCATATTTAAATCCAAGAGCATAAACTGTGCGAATTTCCAGCCCGCCTGACCAGCCTCCATTACCTTTTAATAAAATACCTGCCCCTGTAGCTGTGGCTGCATTTATTAACTGCAAATAGACATTGCTTATTGCGCAATTTCTGCTGTTAAGTCCCGCCTCAATCCCTTTACCTGCGGCATCTTGGACTAAAACAGAGAAACCATCCAAAACCCCGCCCCAGGTTTCACATCTAATGGCAGAACCAACGACGTATGAATCAATGACGGTTTCATACCTGCCTTCGCCATAAATCATTATTGAGGTATCGCTAATGACTAAAGTGCTGGTTGTTTTATATTTCCCTGAATTAAGTAATAAATTCTTTCGATCTAAAATTGCCGCATTAATCGCGGCTTGAACTGCCGCTGTAACGTCAATAAGCAATGTTCTCGCCTGAACGTCAGCGATTTCTGTCGCAGTCATGAAATCAAAAACGCTGATGGAATCGCGCATTTTTGACTGTGCAGTGCGCGCAATGGCGTCGGTTCCGGATTGGAGAAACCCAACATAATTTGAACCGGCCGGTTGCGACATCAAATTTTGCGCAAAAGTCGAACGGGCAATGCTTTTATCCGTAGTTCCCTGTCGTATGAGCATAAGATCAGCATCATCCATGCTACTCGCCGGGATCATGTCTGATAGGGTGATTTTCGTGGCGCCAAGCTTTGAGATGATCGTCGGCTCATTCCCGGCCAATGACAGGATTTCAGCCTGCTGTGCCAGCAATAACCGGACGAGCGCTTCTTCTGCTGTAGTCAAGGCCATGTAAGTTCTCCAATCTCCAGTATTAATACCCGATTACGATCCAATGAAATACCCCGGAATTGATGTCGGTTCGATTGTTAACACTAATCTGGGATGCGCTGAGAATGAATACACTCCAGGAACCTGTAGTCGTATTCGCTGCGGTTGGCCAATTTGATGGATTACATGAGGCTGCCAAAATGCCATTTGGGAAAGCAATAGGAAGTGTAACAGTCAAGTTCGAATCCACCGGAATATCTCCAGTAATACCCCACTGGATAATCAACCCGCTTGGGAATTTTTGATATCCATTTGCAGCAATTAAAGAACCGAAAACCGGCGTCAAGTTGGCACCAGTCGCAGGATTCAATAATACCCATTTGTCCAACGTCAAGTCATATTGAAATTCTAGCCAATTCCCAGCGCCGTCAATATCCCCAGGAACTAACGGTTTATTGGCGCCTTTGACGATGGTTTTTGCCGTTAAACCGTCCGGGCTGAATGTTGGAGTGGTTGTCGTATTGGCCGATGCTGCACGCACAAACAGGATCAGGCCATCCTCCAATGCTGTGATGTTCGGCGTGTAATCGCCTGTAATCGCATCAGCAGTGCCGCCGCCGTGCGCAGTGTTGTAGTCACCGGCCTGCACGCCTTTTTGGGTTGCCATGCCATTCAGGAAATTAGTCCGCAATAACAGCGGCGTCACAGTCTTATCTGATATTCCTTGCCGGACGAACAATAAATCCGTGTCATTCACTGCAGAAGCGGGATTCAGATCGGATAGCGTTTTCTTGGTCGCCCCGAGCTTTGAGATGATCGTCGCTTCATTCCCGGCCAGCGACAGGATTTCCGCCTGCTGCGCGAGCAATAACCGGACGAGTGCTTCTTCTGCTGCGGTAAAGGCCATGGTTTAAATCTCCCCGAATTGCCTGGACATCGCCAGTATTACGGTATTTGCCGATCCTCCGGTCACCGGCTGATTGCCGCCGATTGTCGGAGTTCCGAGCGCCAGTGTTGAACTGCTGACCACCTTAAGGGTATGCACGACATCGATGGCGCCCTTGTAGCCTATGGCGACCAGGTACTTGTTCGGATCATCCCGGTCAAATGCTTCCAGCCGGATCACGCTTTCGGCCACCGTGAACAGGCCAACACCGTTTGCATCAGACACCACATCCCGATTGATGAGCCGAAAGATGCGTTGCAACAGCCAGTTGAGCCATTGGGCCGGAAGCGGTTGGCCGCGTGCTGCGGCGGTCTCAGGGATAAAACCGTTGGCCAGAATGGCATCAGGCGGTTGGCCGACGTTTTGCTGGCCGTCCGGATAGCTGACATAGGTTTCGGCGAAATCGATAATCATAGGAAAACTCCAGTCAGATTGTCATGGCCCAGCGTATGCAGGCTGTTCGGGTCGTAAACAGCCAGTGTCGGACCGCCCAAATCCAGATAAATGTCCGCACCGACAGCCAGATCGGCCGGCACCACACCGCCCAGAGTTGAAGCACTTTGATTCACCAAAGAACTGGTGCTCAACTGTATATCAGAACCTTCCGCCGTCAGATAATCCACCGCGTCATTGACGAAAAGCTCATCGGGTATGCCTTCCTGACCAAACCTCAGCGGTGCGTCCATGAATGACACCATCACCGGAACCGTGCAAATGGCAGCGGGTGAAATTTCCTGAATGGCTGGCTGAATCAGGTAGTCAATGAAATAGCCGTTCGAGAAAAGCAATACCGTTGCCGGGTAGCTTTCCAAATACTGGGCATCAGTCGGATCGGTCAGGAATCGCAGGCCGTTGATGAGCTCAGGCGGTGTGCCTTTGGAAATATTGACCAGCACCCGGAACTTGATTGCCTGGCGGTAAGCATCATCATCGCGGCCTTTTCTGGATTCGCGCACGATGTATCCGCAGGCATCGAGCTGTGCTCCTATGGCAGTATCGATCCACCGGTCTGTCGTGAGCAAGTCCGCATCCACTTCCAGAACGGCCAGCGGCCCGACAATCTGGCCCATGAGCGCCTGCAACTTGGGCGAGTTCTCGAACTGGCCGGTCAGCCGCGCAATGGCGATGGCGGCGTAGTCAAGCATCAGATGCCAACCACCGTGATGCGCGCCAAATCAAAATGCGCATGTTCCGTGCGCCCGACAGTCTGGTTGAGCGTGGAATATACCGGCGTGTCAGTAATCAGGACAGTCAGCGCACCTTCAACGGTAATCGAGCCGATTCCTTCGGTTGCGTCATAAATCGGACCGTAGAAACGCTGAAGGATCAGATCCTCACCAATATTGAGCGTGAGACCATGGGCCAGCACGGCATCCTTGATCGCCTGGATGGCCTCGGTGGTCAGGATTTCCTCGGTGTACAGCGAATTCACGCTCACGCGAATCCAGGCGATTTTCTCGACTTCGCGGGAAAAATTCATCTGCTGCGCATCATTGTTTTCATCGATGACCGAAACGCTGGTATTTCCGTATGTCTCAATCCCCGCCGGTTTCACTTCAAAAATCTTCTCACCGACAGCTTGATCCAGACCACCGCTGACCACTGTTTCAAACGAATGCGGCGGCAGATTGAATGCATCGATGACATTGGTGCGGTTTTCATATACCGCGACATATTCGACCGATGGCACCTCTGCCAGCAACCGAGACCGTATGGCTTGCACGGTTGCGGCGCCCGTCACGCGAATGGCATCGCGGTGCCGCAGGCGCAGTTCTTCATCCGTCTCAACCGCCCGGCCAATGTTTCCGTCAACCAGATTGTTGATTGAATCCCAGCCGGTAAGCATCGAATCGATCTGCGTCAGACTATTGGCTGGGAGCGCGAATGCGCCCAAATCCAAGGCTGTGAACGTCACCGGAGTGCCCAATAGCGTAATACCAAGCTTACTGTCGAGCGTGATCACGAATCCGCTGTAGGAATCGGCTGAATGAATGCGCAGCATAGCGCCTGTGGCTGTGGCGGTGAAATTGAGAGGATCAAACAATGCGGCCAGCCCGGCAACTATTTCTTCAGCCGTGGCGCTGGCATCCGAGGTATAGATAACGCTCACCCCTCCGGCGATGATCTGGTAATTGGCCGAATTTGTGACCGTCAGCACTTCAATTTCGACATCGCCAGCTGCCGATTGCGCGATGACAGTATCAGTTGTGGTGACATACTGGCGGTTATCCAGTGAGCGCGCGATGGCGCCGGCTGGGATAAGCGTTGATTCCGTGCCGTAGCACATGGCCACGACAGTCGTCACGGCAGCGGCAATCCGTTCCATGCCCACAAATGCCACAGCACCATCGAGCGATACACCTTCGGCGCTGTACGGATACATCGCGTCATAGGTGTTCTGCAGTGCCTCCCAGGCATCATCCAATGCGGCTGCAAGGATGCCGATGATCTGGCCGACTACGGCATCCGGCGCGGTATTGACCGGACCAAGCGCATCGATGAAACGCTGATCCAGATCGGCCTTGATGTCAATCAGGCGCGGCCTATCAAATCCTGTGGTTGTCAGGCTCATGTGACCACCTCGACGAGACCGAAGGCTGTGTCAGCCGTGAAATTTACCGACAATGTGCGCTGCGCGGTCTGGTGGTTGAAGGTGAACGTCTGGATGCTGCGCACACCTTCCACCTCAAGGATACTCTTGCGCAGCGCGGTGAGTGCGCCCGATAGGGTGAGTTGCTTGCCCAGGATGGACTGAAGATAGGGCGTGCCGAATTCCGTATCGAGGAACCATTCTCCCACCCACAGCTTGAGCTTGATGAGCAATTGCTGCCGTACCTGTTCGGCGCCGTCCAGCAGATGCAAATCAAGCGTGCTGGTGTCGAGATCATGCGCATCGTTGAGTGCGATGTCACGCATTGGGCGCCCCCGTGTTGCCGCCTTGCGGATCAGGATGAGTGTGTGAACCATCGATCTTGTTGCCAAGGCTGGTGATGCTGCCGCCCGTATGCACGATGCTACCGGAAATTTGCGTGATAGAGCCTCCACCAGCGCCTGCCATGCCATTTTGATAGGTGAGCAAGCCTTGTGTCGTCAAACGCCCGGTATTGGTCGTTTGCGGCGTGTCTATGGTGGTTCCGCCCGGTGCGCTGATGTCGAGCGCACCGCCTGCGGTCAGGCGGATATGCGCCGAGCCGAAATACATGGTCATATCGGCATTGTTGGCGCTATCGCCTTGTCCGGTATTGCCGAGATCGGCCATCACGGCATAGACATCCTGCAGATCGAACATGCGCCGGTCATCAGATCCGTCAATGGCCTGTTGCGAGAATACCAACAGGCATTTGTCGCCAGCCGTTACCGGACCCTTGATACCGGCAGAACCGCCAGAAAACGAAGGCCAGCACACGAGCGCGTTGCGGATGACAGGGAAATCCATGATGTCACCGTCGGCGTAGCGTTTCTTGCCGGTCGGTTGCACGCTGGCCAGCCCGTCTGCATAGTTGATGATGATGCCGGGGATGGCCGTGTTCACGTCCAGCAGCCGGGCATTGATCAGTCCCAGTAGGGCATCAACCTGATTTCCGGAAGCTTCAGACATTTTTTGGATACCGCAATGTGAGTTCGGTGAACCAATCCATGCCGTGCGTATCGCCGGTATGGGTCAGTTTTTCGATGCGGAAGAACTCATCCTTGACGCCTACAGTTTTCAACTGCACATAGCCTCCGGGTTCGAGTTTGGGTTGCAGTAACGATTTTACAGTGTAACCCAGCACTTGCAATACTTCTTGTTGCGTCCCTTCCTTGTCGCGCCGGGTGGTGATGCGCACGCCCGGCTGATTGGCCGTGATTCCTTCCTTGGCGGCAGCCTTCTCTGTCATGGTTTTTGATTCGTGCTGCGGCGATTCGATCATGCCGGTGTCTGATGACAGGACCAAAGCCTGCTGCTGGTAGATGCCACCCTTCTTGATTACCTGCACCGCGCGATTCTGGATCGACCATTCCAGATCCGCAAACTCGCATACCTTGTCCATGGAGTCCCGCACGCGCCCGACGAAGGCAAAGCCGTTCACATATTGGCGGTTGTTTATCCCGGCTGGGAAGGCGCGCACAGGAAGTGTGAAGCGGCTTGAAACATCATTAAGGACTTGTAAGACGGTTGCGCCTGGTGAAAACGATATTGAAACTTTTGTGTCCCTGAATTCAAACAGCCCGTCTTCCAGTTCCAGTTCGGTGATCCAGTCCGGCCCTTCCCTGATGGTCAGGCTGCGCGAGACGTTGCCGGTGAAGATCGTTACCGCCCCCACGTCCTCGACATAACCGGCCTGTAGCGTCATTACATTGCCGATCACTTCCACCAGGCTGCGCGTTTCCGGCGAGAGGTTCCAGATTTTGGCGGTGCAGGTATTCGG